AGTACCTTTAGCAACAATAAGAACCCTTATTCTTAAAGAACGTATTTAATAACTATGAAAATAAATAAACTAACTGCTAAACAAGAAGCCTTTGCTTTACTGCTTTTCCAGGGTAAACCTCAGAGAGAAGCTTATATACTAGCAGGTTACTCTGATAAAATGTCCCCTTCTACTATTGATGAGGATGCTTCAAGATTAGCGCACTCTAGCAAAGTTCTAGCAAGAGTAAATGAATTACGTGCGGCAGTAGCTTCACCTGCTATTGGAACTGTTGAAGAACGTATGAAGCGTTTAACAGAAATATACAGAGCTAATCTTACTGACTTTGTTGATAAGGATGGTAACATTGAACTCAAACCATCCGGTGCATTGGCTGAGGTAGTTATTGAGGATTGGAAGGGTGGCAAAGAAGAAAGGGCATCATCTCAAACCAAGCGTGTTAAACTGCGTGACCCTGTTTCTGCTATCCAGGAACACAACAAGATGGAGCATATCTATGAGACTGGGGCTACAAGGGATGTCAACGTAGTCTTTGTGATAGGCAAGGGTTATCAATCCAATGGGGTTGAAACGCAACACAATGCAAAACTAGGCGTTATAGATGGTGAAGTGGTAGAAAGAGTAGGGGAAGAAAAGGGAGGGGCTTAAAAATCGTTACAGCAACAAAGCCAAGAGTAGAGTTAGTATGGCAACCGGTAAACAAGCCGCAGGATGACTTTGTAGCTTCTACTGCCGGAAACGTCTTGTTCTCGGGGGCATTTGGAGCTGGCAAGACAATCGCCCTATGCGCTAAGGGGTTAAGGTTATCGTTAGACTATTCTGGTAACTTCGGGTATATTTGTAGAAAGACGAGAGCAAGTCTGAAAGAAAGCACTCTAGCGACCTTCTTCAAGTGGGTATGTCCTAAAGAGTTGATAGCTGATTACAACAAGTCTGAAGGTCTGGTAACTCTGGTCAATGGCTCTGTTATCCTGTTTGGTGGGTTAGATGACCCCCTTAAGTTAGGTTCGCTAGGCCCTGGTGGTATCGGGTGGGCTGGGATAGATGAAGCCATAGAGTCAGTAGAAGACGACTGGAATATGCTTGAAGGGCGGTTAAGGCTTCCCGGCTTCCCTCATCAGTTGTTTGCTTCTACTAACCCGGGGCCACCTTCTCACTATCTGTACAGGAAGTTCTTTACAGAGAAGAAGGGGGAAGTCTATCAAGCATCATCCTACGACAATCCCGCCCTGCCGGAGGACTACAGACAGAGACTGGCATCATTTGAGGGAGTCTACAGGGATAGATACGTTCTGGGGTTATGGAAGGGTCTGGAAGGGTTAGTCTACTCATCCTTTGATGAGAAGATATGCTTGATACCAAGGTTTGATATAGACAAGACATGGCCAGTCTATTCAGGTCACGACTTCGGGTTAGTCAATCCCGCCGCTTTATTCTATGCTGCTAGTCCCGGCACTGGAGACTTCTTTGCTTTTGCTGAGTATATCCCTGGGATAAAGATGGGCTATTTTGACCATGTGGAGGCTTTCAAGGGCATTACAAGCGGAAGGAACGTATTAAAGAGAGTAGGGGGGAATCATCAGGAAGAAGGGGAGAGACAGGCTTATACAGCACAGGGTTGGCCCATAAGTGAGCCTAAGCACTCTTTAGATAAGGCATTACAAATCAAGATGGTTCAGGGAATGCACAGGCTTAACAAGATATATGTCTTTAATGACCTCACGAATTACATCAGAGAGAAGTTCAGCTTTGTGACTAAAGAGGACAAGATAGTAGACGAGGCGAAGTTCCATTTAATGTCTTGTGAGAGGTATCTATTGTCAGACTTCACACCAGAGACAGTTTATCATGGTAGAGAGCCGGTAGCAGTGGGGTATCCATAGGAGAGAAATGAAGGAGATAATCTTAACAGTCTTGCTTCTAATGGTCATACTTCTGGGGTTATTCTGTATAGGGTATGGGACTGGCTATGTAGGGGATAAGATATGCCCTCTTACAAGCCACAACTATGTTGTGAGTGATAGTGTTACAGGGATGCTATGGTAAGTAAACTCTCATGGATAGTGGCGGATATAGTGGTAGGTGTATGCTTCCTGCTTCTCTTGCCCTTTGTTCTGGTGTATTGCTTGCTATGCATACCTTGTATCTTACTTGAGAGAAAGTCCAAGCAGGAAGAAAGCATGAAACAGTTGTATGAGGATGGGTTTGAGAGGGCATTATGGCATGAGAGAATGGAGTAAAGATGGAAAATACATGGGATAAGATAACAAGCCGGCAGACAGGCATGAAACAACTTAACGACAGAATGGATGCTACTGCCAAACTCTTGTTGTGGGATGACGACCCTTACAAGTTAGTTAAGCCAGACGGCAAGACCAAGTTAAGAGATGCTATATCCGTAACCCCTAACCTTCCTAAAGTGTTTGCTCATGGTGTAGTAGCTGACTTAATGGGGGGCAAGTGGCAGACAGTAGTAGAAGGGGTATCTGGAAGAAAGAGTCATGTTATAGAATCTTTTGTAGACGATAACATAGCACAGGCAGACGAGTATCTATTAGAAAGGTATGGGATTCCCTCATTAGATGCGTGGTTATGTAACCATGTATGTGCTAGGTTTGCAATCGGGGTGAGGTGGATTGCACAGATTATAGACGGTGAATATAAGGTAGACTGCTTGCCATTAGACATGAGGTGGACTCCATACGTTTTAAACAAGTGGATGGCTAATATAACCTTCAGAACTAAACCAGACTTAGAACAAGAGTTAGAAGGATATGAAAAGCTGGCTAAGGACACTGGGGGAACATACAACAAGATTAAACTAGAGAAGGAAGAAGACATTGAGGTAAGGGACCACTGGGATGATAAGATTAACGAAATATGGGTAGAGAAACAATTGGTATTCTCTCAGGGTCATAAGTTCGGCAAGTATCCTGCGGTTATTGTAATCCCTGCTTCTGGGTTCATGTTAAGAGACAAAGGATACTTAAAACACGAGGGAGAGGACATCTTGTTCCTTAACTCAGGGCTTTATACGGAGTTAGCAAGGGCTATTTCACTAGAGCAGACATCTGGGTATGCTGGGTTATATCCTGGATACGAGAAAGAGGTTGAGAATATAGACGGCAAAGCAAGTCAACCTCCACCTGGTTTAGGTGAGTCTCTAAATGTAAAGAAAGGCGAAAGGCACGAACCTGTTCCCAGGGGGGATATAAATAAAGCAGGGCAGACTGCTAGAGTAGATATTCAAGAAATGGTAGCTAATGGTGCTCCAATGTCTCCCAGAGAGTATAACACTCCCCCTAGTGCTATTTTGTTAGCTGGCGAGACGGAGTTGATTTCCAAGTTTCAGAACGCCCACAAACAAGCATTGGGGATATTTAAAAGTCAATTAGCAAGATTGATGACAGAACAGTTCCAAAATGCAGGGCAGGAAGTTTTCATAGGTAGGAGGGGCAAGAGGTCAAAGTATTCTCCTACTAAACTAGGAGACCCTGATGAGTATACGATTTCCTACCAATTAACTGTCAAGAGTAAACGGCAGGAACTGGCTAACCTGACAGAGTTTGCGGCTGTATATGACAAACTACCTTTATCATGGACTCTGCCTAACATTTTAATGGCAGACGACCCTAATGGGATTATAAACGACCTTGAACTAGAAAGAGCCAAGCAAGCCGACCCTGCTATCGGACTATCAGAGATGGGTATGAAGTATGCTGAGGAAGCTGAGGATATGGAGGATGGAGAGGACAAGGAGTTAAAGATATTCCAGTCTAAACTCTTGATAGACCAATCGGTAAGAATAGTAAACCAGCGGTTGAATCCTCCCCCTGTGTTGCCAGAAGTTAAACCCCCATCACAACCAAAGGGAAATACTAATTTACTTAACACGGCGGCAGGGGCTTTGCAGGGCGAACCAAAGGGGGTCGTGAATGGATAAGAAGAATGTAATATACGGTAATTACGGAGACGAGAAAGAGGTAACTCACATAGGAGGGTTTCAAACCCCACCCCCATTGCCACAATTATTGGTATTACCAGATGGCAGGAAATTTGTGCGTGCTAAAGTTGACCATAAGGATTGGTATAATGGAAAAGTGGACTAAGAAAGAAGCTATAAAGTGTCTCCAAGAGTTAAGAAGCCCCTTTGAAAAGAAAGGACTCCTACCTAACATAGCGGGAAAGATTAAAGAACTGGTAGCGAGGAATAAGCCTCAATGACAAAACTAGATGGTAAGGTAATTACTACACGAATTATTCTTGCCGAAATGGTTAAGAATGGTAGTGTTATTCAAGTGGGTAGGAAGTTCGTTAGATTAATAAACACCGATGAAGTAAAGCCTAAAGAAAATCTGGAAGATAAAGTTAGAAGAATTAATGGTGATAACTAAAAACATGGATACAATAGATAAGTTAAGGTCCGTAGGTGTAAGTATAAAATTGTTAATTGCTGAAGAAAAACGCTATATGAGATGGCGAGCTGACCATGTTGAGTTACTTGTTTTAATACCTGATTCTTGGGGAAGATACCTTTTTGAGCATTGGGTGAAAAGAGAAGACTAATGACCACTCCTACAATGGAATCCCTTTTTGAGAGGGTAAACAAACTTCGTAAGAAGCAGATGTCGTATCTGACTGAGCAGGCTAATGCTCAAGGGTATTCGCTTGACCCTGGTTGGTCAGTAGAGATTGACCCAGATACAGATAGGCAGACCTATGTTTCACCTGATAGATGGAAGTTTACAGACTTTATCTATGGAGAGAACGATGAATTACAAGATTATACAGCCCTCTCGCCAGAAGGGAAGATATACACAAAGGCGGAACTTGAGGCACAACAAACGTCTGAAGCTATTGAGACAAATCCAGAAGAGGCTTTCCCCGAATTCTACGAACAATTAAAGAGAACTGGTGTAGCCCCTACTCCTCAAGCGTGGTTAGGGGAAACTAGGGTCAAACCAAGATATAACATAGATGAGGTCATAAGCAGACTTTATCCAGAACAGACTACACAGAGTCTAACTGACCTTGTTCAACGAGACTCTGATGCGTTCATACAAGACTTGATTACAAGGGGCGATAATCCAGACACTAGAGCATTACTCACTGAATTAGGGGCAGAAGAAGCAGACATCAATGAGCTGTTTGCTGTCTCTACGGATAATCCTTTCAGCCAGTTCTTAATGACCGCACTACCCAAGACTGTTAATCCTGAGACAGTAGAATGGGCAACCCAGTATTATGCAAACAATCCCGATAAGTTAAGAAAGGAACTGATTACAGTAGGAAGAAATAAGGATACTGAAGCATTAGTAAAGTCTATCTATCCCTCAATTACAGAACGGGGTATACAGGATTACTTTAACGAAGACTTTATGAAGTTTGGGGTAGAAAGGGCTGAAGAAGCACCTCGAGTTACTCCACAAAGGCTTCCTACTGTTCCAGGGATAACTAAACCATCGTTAGGATTAGAAATAGGCAAGGGTAAGAAGCCCACCAAAGCACCTTTGATTACTACCCCAGCAGGTAATAAGGTTTCGTATCCCTTAACAGACCAAGAATGGAATAGTATGACACCTGCGGAAAAAGTCAGGTATATGGAGACTCCTCAGAAGTGGTATGAAGAGAGGGGGGATTGGTCTAAGGTAAGGGTCGCACAGGACAGGATTAAGATAATCGCTGAGATAATGGGTTATCCCACCTCACTTGATACTACTGCTGAACAGATGCAACTTGTTATAACTTCTGGGCTTGAAATGCTTGGTGCGCCTGGTGTGTTACCCAAGGGGGCAATAGGTGGAACTTTACTTGCTGGAAAGAAATTACTCCCTAAGTCAGCACAGGCAGTATTGGTATCACTAAAACAATTCTTAAATAAGGTTGGAAATACAAAGTTATGGGGCAAGACTAAGATTGCTCCTGAAGTTGCTGAGAAAGTTAAAACAATAGCTAAAGAACCACTACCTGAAGTAAAACCACCTGCGGTAGAAACTACAATACCCAAAGAGGGTAAGATAATACCCACTCCCGAATTAACTAAAGGGCTTCAAACCGAATACACTACCCTGATAGAAAATGCTGAGAAGTTATCACCCGATAATCCTACTGTCATAAAAGCTAAAGAGATTATAAGTAAAATCACCCCAGAAAATCAGAGAGAATCTTTAGTAAAGATAGAGTCGTTAGAACCTGAACTGAAAGGGATTAGTAAAGTTACCCCAGGGATTAAACCAGCAGAGGGTAAGGCTGCCAATATCAGACTTAGTAAGTTTAATGAGGATGTCCAACCAATTATCAAGAATTGGGCAGACACCCATCCATTAGAAGTTCAGGATGCCAGACGGGGTGTTATTCCTGACGCTCAGGTAAGGGCAAGTGCTGAACAACTAATGAGCGAGGTCGGGGGTGATATAGATAAACTCCGTGCTGAATGGAAACCTGGTGTCACATGGAACGCTGAGGAATTAACTGCTATTAGGGGAACTCTGGCAGAGAAAACTAAAAATGTTCTAAATGCCCAGAAACTTGTAGCCAAATCCCCTTCCACTGAGAATCTGCTTAATTTGGAGATGGCAGTTAGGGAACAGGCAGCAGTTCAGGAGACGGTTCACGGCTTGACTGCTGAAGCAGGTCGTGCATTAAGGTCATTCAGACAGAGTTTCGCATTGGCTACTGATGCCCAAAAGATGGAAACCCTACTCAATAAAGTCGGCAAATCTAATCTTGAAAGGGCTAGTGAACTATTGGGCAAGCTGGATGTTAACGACCCAATAGCAGTTAATAAGTTTATTCAGAGTCTTAGTAAACCCAAGATAGGTGACTATCTAACAGAAATTTATTATAACTCTATTCTATCTGGCCCTAAGACACATATTGTAAACTCAATGTCTAACACCTTTAATGCAATTATGTCACCGATAGAACGTGCTGTTAGTGCAGTGACTGAGTTACCATTGTCGGTAATTCAAGGTAGGGCAAGACAGCGATTCTTCAATGAAGTTCCTGCTGATATATTTGGTGCTATTCGTGGCATACCAGAGGGGTTTAGACAGTTTGCTTATGTGATTAAACACGGTATATCTCTTGATGATGTGACTAAGTGGGATTTAAGAACACCAGCCTTTAGGGGTAAAACAGGCGCAGTGGTTAGTTTCCCATCTCGTATGTTGCAGGGTGCTGATTCGTTAATGAAGGCTATCAATATGAGGGCAGCAATAAACGCTGAAGCTCACAGGCTTGCATCAGTAGAGAAACTTACGGGAAAGGTATTTGAAAACAGAGTAGCAGAACTACTAGCTAATCCCACTGCCGAATTACTTGCTAATGCTAACAAAATCGCTGAATATCGTCTGTTTAGGCAACCTCTAGGAAAAACTGGGCAAGCACTAATGAGGGCAAGAGAGTCGGTTGACATTGCAGGCATTAAACCTGGTGCGTTCCTTGTTCCATTTATCAGAACTCCAATGAACTTAGTTAAGTATGGACTTGAAAGGACTCCACTTGGATTCGGTAACCCCAAGTTATGGGCAAACCTGATAGCGAAAAATCCCGAAGGGGCTGACCAGCTAGCTAGGGCGATTATCGGTTCAGTGGGGTTAGGTAGTTTGGTATGGTATGCCCAAGAGGGCAAGATTACTGGGGCTGCCCCTAGAAGTGCCGCAGAGAGAGAGAGATTTTATCGTGAGGGTAAACAACCCTACTCTATTCGGGTTGGTGAGTTCTGGGTAAGCTATCAGAGGTTAGAGCCATTCAATCAACTCTTGAGTCAAGTAGCAATCATAACAGAGGGTATCAATGCCAAAGATAAGACCATAGAGGAAAAGATTAGTGATGCCACAAATACATTCGGGCAGAACTTTGTAAGTCAGACCTATATGAGTTCCATATCCGACCTCTTGAATATGCTTGCGGAACCTGAAAGATACGCTGGAAATTGGTTGAATAGATTTGTTACCGCTATGGCAGTTCCTATGAGTTCTGCATCAAGAACTGCCGCACAGATGCTTGATGATACGGTTAGAGACCCACAGAACGCCCTACAGACCATAGAAGCAAATATTCCAGGCTTATCTAAGAATGTTCAAGCCAAGATAACAGCTTTGGGAGAGGATGTTAAACGTAAATCTCCTGTGTGGTTTCCCGTTAGTGTAACCCCTGTAGAGGAAACCGTTCTTTCTCAAGAATTAGAGAGATTAAAATATGATATTGGGTTTTCCTCAACAACTATTTCAGGAACTAAATTATCAGATAGTGAACAGGCTGAATATCAAAAACTTGCAGGACAGATGATAAAGAAAGACCTTGAAAAGTTAATGCTCGCTCCTGAGTATTGGACTTCTACTGACGAAGAGAAAAACAATATGCTTCAAAAGGTAGTAACCTCAGCAAGGGATTGGGCTAGGGTCAAAATGCAGGAGAAACTCTGGGGTAGTAATCCCGCAGAGGAACGGGTTAAAGTTCTGGAAACTGCCTCATCTTCGTCTGATAAGTTGTTGGGAACGATTATTAGCGAAACACCTACTTATACCCATGAACCACCCAATATCTACGATATGGAACACGAGTTAGATTCCAGTTATCGCACCATATATTCCAATATACCCCAAGAATCACTAAAGGGTTTAACACTCCCCCCAACTGTAGAGAGTTGGTATGACAAGGAAAAAGCCAGAAAGACCTCTAGTATTCTACCAAACCAGAAACTCTATAAGATAAATACCGATAAGACTAAGGGGACTACACTGGATGACTATGTTGCTCAGTGGCAGGAGCGAAGCAAGATAACCGATGAGAGGGCATTGGCAGAATTTGACAATAAATATCCTAATGCCAGATTAGGTAATATAAGCAGACGTGATTTGGATTTGCTAAAGACCAGTCAGGGTCTCAGTGGAGTAGAGTTGGATAAGTTCATTGAGGACAATCCAAGCCTATCTAAGAATGCCTATATTGACTGGTTGGTTTCCCATCCCACAGAAAATGCACAGATGGCTATATGGGGGGATGCCGAGATTATGACCCCCGAAGCATATAAGGAAGTAACAAGACTTGTTAAGGAATTGGATATACCCAATAACGCACTTCCCGTGTTTCCTGCTACTGAGGCTATATTTAATAAGGATTATGAATACAAGAAGATTATTGCCGAACCTGGTAAAGGAGCGTCTAGCGCCGAGGCGATGTTATTAAGGGTAGATAATCCCGATTATGACGAGTGGAGAACTGACCCTAATATCTGGGGCGATTCTGCATTGAAACCCATTGACCAGAGTAGAATCCCTGTCTGGAGAATAGATGTCAAGTATGCCAAAGAAGATGCTGAATACGAAGCTATCAAGAATCCCCTACCTGCCGAACAAGCAAGACTAAGAGAAGAATATCTGGCTAAT